GTGTTGCTCCTGTTCTACAGGGAGGATTAGTTACTGCTCCAATAGGCGCACCACTCCCTCCACCACCTCTTACTGGAGGAGATGTGTATGTGGTTTCAGGGGTTATGTTACCAGGATCAGCTTTTCCTTGTAATGTGCTTTGTATAGTATAAAGTTAAATTAAATGGATTCGATTCGAAAAATATCAGTAGGCGCTGATTATAAGTCTAGTGCTATGCACTACATTGTAGATCAGGGTGTTTTAGGAAATAAATACAAAATTCATCATATTCAAAGAGATGAAATTAAAAAAAGCTATAAAGTGTATATTATTAGGTCTAACGAAGAAGTTATTCTTTGGAAAGAGTTTAATGAAAGAATGCCAGTATCTGTAGAATATAATATAAACTTTTAATATGAAATCTCCTTTTTATTTTATTGTTAAGCCTAAAAATGAAAAACGATATAATAATACTGTTGATTGGGGAGGATTAGAGTTTATTTCAAACACATCTAAAGAAGAGGTAAGATTTTCTAATAGAGAGGCAATAGTAATAGAATGCCCTTCTGGGTATGAAGGCCCTATTAAAAAAGGAGATGAGATGTTAGTTCATCACAATGTCTTTAAATATTTTAATGACATGAAAGGGCGTGAGAAAAGTGGCAAAAGCTTTTTAAAAGACAATACCTTTTTTGTTGATGATACTCAATTTTTTGCTTATAAAACCCCTAGAGATAGTGGTTGGAAATGCATAAATGATTATTGTTTTGTTGCTCCTATAAATAAAAAAGATTACTATATTGATAAACTTTCTAAAGAAGAGCCTTTAACTGGAAAAGTAAAATATGTTAATTCTAGGCTTGTAGCTTTAGGGGTAAATGAAGGAGATACAGTATGTTTTGAACCTCATAGCGAATATGAGTTTAATATAGAAGGGGAAAAATTATATAGAATGTATACACGCAATATAACTATGGTGGTATGAGATCTAATGATATCAAAAGAAAAATCATAGAGGCTGGCTATGAAGCTGTGGAGCAATTAATAAAGGTAGCTAAAGAAAACATCATCAAACCAGATCCTGAAGATGAGCTTGCTGCAGATAGACTAAAAAACGCTGCTGCCACTAAAAAATTAGCAATCAATGATGCGTTTGAAATCTTAAATAAAATTGAGACTGAGAAAGAAAACATTGAGATGTCAGAAAACAATATAGAACACAATACAAATCAAGGGTTTGCAGAGCGAAGGTCTAAATGAAATATATAGAAAACTAACCGGAGTTGTTCCCAAGCAACTCGTAACTGTTCGAAACAGAAAAAAAGAATGGGAGTATGGGTATGACGCTAAGTATGACATGGTCATTATTTCCAAAGATGGCACTATAGGGGATATATATTTTATAAACAATTTAAAAATTGCTTTACCTAGCATACCTAAAAAGTGTTATCGTAGAAATAGTGCCCCTTCTAAACAATATTGGGAGGCTCATGTATATCCCAAAGAGCTTTCTCGTATAAATAGTATTTTTCAATGGAATGAGATGCCTAGTCCTTTTAAGACTAAATGGGTAGATTATATTGAGGAAGAATTCAATAAAAGGGAAAAGGGGTTTTGGTTCATGAATAATGGGACACCAACCTATATGACTGGCGCTCATTATTCTTATCTTCAATGGACAAAAATTGATGTAGGAATGCCAGATTTCAGAGAAGCCAATAGGGTATTTTTTATTTTTTGGGAAGCATGCAAGGCAGATGTTCGTTCTTTTGGAATGTGTTATTTAAAAATAAGGCGTTCAGGTTTTTCTTTTATGGGATCATCAGAAGCTGTTAACAATGCCACGTTAGCCAAAGACTCACGCATAGGAATATTATCTAAAACTGGAGGGGATGCTAAGAAAATGTTTACAGATAAGGTAGTTCCCATATCTAATAATTACCCTTTCTTTTTTAAGCCTATTCAAGATGGAATGGATAAGCCAAAAACTGAGTTATCCTATCGTATCCCAGCTAGTAAAATTACTAAAAACAATATGCATCTAGTAGCCAATAACACTTTAGAGGGTTTAGATACTACTATTGATTGGAAAAACACTTCTGATAATAGCTATGATGGAGAAAAGCTTTTTCTACTGATTCATGACGAGAGTGGTAAATGGTCTAGGCCTGATAATATTTTAAATAATTGGCGTGTCACTAAAACATGTTTAAGATTAGGAAGCAAGATTATTGGAAAATGCATGATGGGATCAACTTGTAATTCCCTGGAGAAAGGGGGAGATAATTTTAAGAAACTATATTATGACTCTAGTCTTGAAACACGCAACGATAATGGTCAAACTAAAAGTGGACTTTATAATTTATTTATCCCTATGGAGTGGAATATGGAGGGGTTTATTGATAAATATGGGATGCCAGTTTTAAAAACTCCTATAAAAGAGGTTTTGGGCGTAGATAATGAGTATATATATAAAGGGGCTATAGAGTATTGGGATAACGAGGTAGCTTCTTTAAAAAATGATGCTGATGCTTTAAATGAATTTTATCGTCAATTTCCACGCACAGAATCTCATGCCTTTCGAGACGAAAGCAAAGCGTCTTTGTTTAACTTAACCAAAATATATCAACAAATAGACTATAATGATTCTTTGATAAAAGAGCATTTTGTTACACGAGGGAAGTTTTACTGGCAAGATGGCGTTAGAGATTCTAAAGTTATGTGGACTCCAGACAATAAAGGGAGATTTTTAATTTCTTGGATTCCCAAAGCCCCTTTACAAAATAGGGTAATAGTAAAAGATGGGTTAAAATATCCCGGGTCTGAGCATTTAGGATCGTTTGGTTGTGATAGTTATGATATATCTGGAACAGTAAAGGGGGGAGGATCTAATGGGGCGCTACATGGCCTCACTAAATATCATATGGAAGATGCGCCCACTAATCAATTCTTCTTACAATATATTGCACGACCTCAAACTGCTGAGATATTTTTTGAAGAAGTATTAATGGCATGTGTATTTTATGGAATGCCTATACTTATAGAGAACAATAAACCACGTTTATTATATCACTTTAAAAATAGAGGATATAGATCTTTTTGTTTAAATAGACCTGACAAGCACAAAAACAAACTTTCTCTCACAGAGAAAGAGCTTGGGGGAATTCCCAATAGCTCAGAAGATGTCAAGCAGGCCCATGCTGCTGCTATCGAAAGTTACATTGAAAAACATGTAGGATTAGACAATGATGGTCAATATAGGGAGACCCATGAAATGGGAACAATGTATTTTATACGCACATTAGAAGATTGGGCTAGATTTGACATTAACAATAGAACTAAGTATGACGCTAGTATTAGTTCTGGTTTAGCCATTATGGCTAATCAAAAACACCTATATCAGCCACAGGTTCAAAAACAATCAAAAATAAGAGTTAACTTTGCAAGATATAGTAATAAAGGTAGTACAAGTCAATTAATGAGATAATGGAACAAATAAGCATTCAAATAACACCAAATGGCTTTCCTAGCCAATATGTATCAGACTCAGAGAAGAAAACAGACGAGTATGGATTGCAAATTGGACAAGCAATTCAATATGAGTGGTTTCGTAAAGATGGAAATCAATGTAGATTTTATAGTCAATGGAATGAGTTTTATAGACGTAGACTATATGCTCGTGGAGAGCAATCCATAGCTAAGTATAAAAATGAGCTTGCTATCGATGGGGACTTATCTTATTTAAATCTAGACTGGACTCCTGTCCCTATACTTCCTAAGTTTGTAGACATTGTGGTTAATGGCATGGCAGATAGATTGTTTGATGTTAAATGCAATGCTCAAGATGCGTTATCTTCAGAACACAAAAACGCTTATCAGGAAAACCTTGAAAGACAGATGGTGTCTAAAGACTTTTTAGGGTCTCTGCAAGATACCTTTGACGTTGACCTTTTTACTATGGATCCAGACCAACTCCCTAATAGTGATGAGGAGTTGAGTTTATATATGCAGATGAACTATAAGCCAGCTATAGAAATTGCACAAGAAATATCTATCAACACACTATTAGAAGAGAATGAATACTTAGATTTACGTAAAAGGCTAGACTATGACCTTATGGTGGTGGGCATTGCTTCGTGTAAACAATCTTTTTTGCCTGGTGCCGGAATTAAGGTAGAATATGTCGATCCAGCTAATATGGTGTATAGTTATACTGAAGACCCCTATTTTAAAGATTGTTTTTATTGGGGAGAAATTAAGACAGTAGCAGTAACTGAGCTAATTAAGATTGACCCTACATTAACCAATGATGATTTAGAAGAGATAGCTAAATATAGTCAGACATGGTATGATTACTTTAATGTAGCACAATGGTATCAGAACAGCATCTTTGCTAGAGATACAGCTACACTATTGTATTTTAATTACAAAACCACTCAAAAGTTTGTTCATAAGAAAAAGAAGATGGCCAATGGAGGGGAAAGAGTTATAGCTAAAGATGATACCTTTAACCCTCCTGAAGAAATTATGGAAGAAGGGAATTTTGAGAAGGTAGAAAAAACAATAGAGGTTTGGTATGAAGGAGTAATGGTTATGGGAACTAATATTATTCTTAAATGGGAGATGGCTAAAAATATGGTCAGGCCTAAATCAGCCTCTCAGCATGCTTTACCAGAATATAGCGCTGTAGCCCCTCGCATGTTTAAAGGAAATATTGAATCATTGCTTTCTAGGATGATTCCTTTTGCTGATTTAATTCAGCTAACCCACTTAAAAATTCAACAGGTAGTTTCCAGAGTGGTTCCAGATGGTGTATATATTGATGCAGATGGAATAAATGAAGTAGATTTAGGGACAGGAAATGCCTATACCCCGGAAGATGCACTAAGATTGTATTTTCAAACAGGTAGTGTTGTGGGTCGTAGCTATACTCAAGATGGAGATTACAACCAAGGCAAAATCCCTATAACACAACTAAACTCCAACAATGGCACTGGTAAGCTCCAGATGCTCATCGCCAACTACAACCATTATTTAGACATGATAAGAGCTGTGACTGGCTTAAACGAGGCTAGGGATGCATCAACACCACATCAAGACGCTTTGGTTGGGGTACAAAAATTAGCTGCCTTAAACTCTAACACTGCGACTAGGCATATATTGGATAGCAGCTTATATTTAATGAGAAAGTTAGCTCAGGGATTGTCTTATAGGATATCTGATGTTTTAGAATACGCTGATTTTAAAGAAGAGTTTGCCAACAAAGTAGGTAAATATAATGTTAAGATATTGCAAGACATTAAAGACCTTTATT